TTGAAGCTTGTGGCGTTTGAAGAGCGCCACATTCTTCCCTTTGCAAGCAATCTTAGCCCGGAGAATGTCCGGGAGTTTGAGGTTCTTTATGCCGGATCGCCCATTGAATCTCTAAGGTCATGTTTGGAAAGGCCAATGGTCTTTACTGTAGAGAAGGATGGACAGCCTTTGGCCGTGACTGGCCTTATTATGACAACATGTCACGCGCAGATGTGGGCGCTATTCTCCAAAGACCTTCGCAAACATTGGATTAGTTTTGCCCGCGCATCGCAAAAGCTCATTCAGTTCTATCATCTCATGCACCCAAGGATCATGGCGGATGTCTGGACAGAGAATGAAATGATCCATCAGTGGTTAGTTCATCTTGGCTTTTTGCCAGAAGGAGTTATAGAAGCAGAAGGCGGACAAATGGTCATCCGTTTTGTGCGTTGCAGTCCTGAGCAAAAGTCTGTTCAGACTACAACATTACGGCCCGTGCTGCACTGAGAGGCCCGCAAGGACACCCTCGTTGAAGTGAGAAGGCGGATACCCGTCAGACCTCAACCTCAACATGGACCTTGAAAATGGCTAACACTATCGACCAAGCCTTCATCAAGCAGTTTGAAACCGAAGTTCACATGGCGTATCAGCGCATGGGTTCCAAGCTGCGTAATACTGTTCGCACGACCAACGTCACTGGTTCTTCTGTACGATTCCAGAAGATCGGCGCTGGTTCTGCATCGACCAAATCCCGCAATGGTAACGTCGCTCCGATGGAGCTGGCGCACACCTATGTCGAAGCAACGGTGGGTGACTACTATGCCGCCGAATACATCGACAAGCTGGATGAGCTGAAGATCAACATCAACGAGCGTCAAGCTGTGGCCCAGTCGGCTGCTGCTGCCCTTGGCCGTAAGACGGACGAAATCCTGATTACCGCTATGGATGCTGGTGCAAACGCCACCCAAGTCAACTCGAGTGGCGCTGCTGTTGACAAGGCTGATATGCTCACCCTGTTCGAACTGTTTGGTTCGGCAGACATTCCAGAAGATGGTCAGCGTTATATCGCTATGCACCCGAAGGGCTTTGCGGACCTGTTCAACATCACTGAGTTTGCTAGCTCGGATTATGTTGGCCCGCAGAACCTGCCGTTTGCTGGTGGCATGACCATGAAGGAATTCCTCGGCTTCAAGATTTTCTCGACCTCGGCGGTCACGGCTGGCAAGAACCTTGCCTACCACACCACCGCTGTCGGCCTCGGCATCAACGCTGATGTGCAGACGGAAATCAACTACGTTGCCGAAAAGGTCTCGCACCTTGCAACATCGATGATGTCGATGGGTGCCGTCGCTATTGACGCGAATGGCATCTACGAACTCCTCGACAACAACTAAGGAGAACCAGAAATGGCATTTACCCCTGCTTCTCTGACCCGCTTGGCTGGCGCTTCGGGTGTGTCGCTGTGGCACTACTCGACTGCTGATGCGGTTGGCGACGTGAATACCGCTGGCTACTTCAACTCTGCGGCCAACATGCTGAACGTCTATGACGTTATCATCGCGGTCACTTCGGTTGGCGGCTCGGTTGCTGTGAGCCACATGTATGTCAACGCCAACAACGGCTCGACCGTTGATGTGGTTGACGGTGTGGCGATCACTTCCACCGACTCCGACTAAGAAAGGAGAGGGGGGCTTCGGCCCCCCTAACCCCACATGCCAGCAAACACAGCAATCAAAGTCTGCTCCCGCGCCTCCATCCTGATGGGTGGTCAATCCATTGCCTCCTTTGAAGATGGGACTGTCGAGGCTGATGTCTGCGAAGCAATGTATGATGATGTTGCGCGGGCATGTCTGACCAATACTCGGTGGCGGTTTGCCACCAATCAATCCGTTCTGACTCGAAATGCTTCTGCTCCCACTGGCAGATTCGATGCGTCTTATCAGCTTCCAGCAACCATGCTGATGCTCAATGCAATCACAGTAAATGATATGCCAATTGAGTATGACATCTATGGTGACAAAGCTTTCTGCAATGCAGCAGCTACTGACACCGTGATTGCTGACTACATCTTCCATGCGACAGAAGCCAACTGGCCCGCTTACTTCACCATCGCCGTGGAGTTTTCGATGGCTGCAATCTTGGCTGTCTCAGTGGCGCGTGATTCCCAGCTTGCTTCACTCATGGAGCAAAAGGCCAATCTCTACATGATGCAGGCTCGTCGTCTTGACTCTCAACAGCAGACAACGCGCAAGCTCAACACTTCGAGGTTCATTGCTCAAAGGCGTAGCTGATGCAGAAGATTCGCGTCCCCATCAATAGCTTTCAGTATGGTGAGGTAAGCGGTTCTGCAATCATGCGAACCGATACCCCTGTATACAATGCTTCAGCTCAGAGCTTGAAGAACATGGTTGTTATGGCGGAGGGTAGCGTTGCAAAGCGTCCTAGCCTTAAGAACCACTATCGCTTCCCAGATATTACTGAGGACACGAGCAAGGTGTTCCAGTCTTATATTGCTCCATTCATCTTTTCAGATGATGAGCAGTATTTGATTTCAATTGAGCATCAGAAGGTTCGCTGCTTTCGCTTGGTTGGTTCTGCGCTAACCCTCGTGTCAACGCTGACCCAAGACACAAATACTGATGCCCTGCCTTTCGATGATGATTATCTTCATCAATACACCTATGCTCAGTATGGCGATGTTATGTTCATTTGCCACCCACTGTTCATGCCCAGAATGCTAATCCGCACTGGGCTTACTAGCTTTGAGATCACGCCATACACGTTTGATACGCGATCTGATGGCGCTCAAACATACCAGCCTTATAGTGTGTTTCAGCCTCATTCGGTAACGATTGATGCTAGCGCAACATCTGGAACAGGTAGAACCTTTACGACAAGCGCTCCATATTTTGATACAACTGGCTCTATCTCTGGTGGAAGTTATCCCAACTCTCTGCATGTTGGTGTTGTTCTTCGCATCGGCAGCACAGAAGTTGAAATCACCAGCGTTCAGTCTTCAACTCAGGCAACTGGTGACATCATTGGAACGCTTCGTATTCGCTTGAGTGTTCTCAATCCCTTGCGAACCATTGATGGTAGCACAACAATTGAGGTTACACACATTGCCCACGGCTTTGCTGGCGGCGAGTCAATCACCATTGAGGATGCCGCTGCTGTTGGTGGGATTAACGCAAACCAGATCAATGGTGCTAGAACTATTGGCACTATCATTGATAACAACACCTATACGATTACCGCTGGAGCAACTGCAAATGTCGCGGAAGATGGTGGTGGTCTAGTTAAGATTGTAACTCATGCTCCAACAGATCAGTGGGATGAACAGTCATTCTCTGCACTTCGTGGCTATCCTGCCGCGGTTATCTTCCATGAAAATCGCCTTGCTTTTGGTGGAACGATTCAAGAGCCAGATACTATTTGGTTTAGCAAGATTGGTGAGTTCTTTAACTTTGACGTTGGAACTGCGCTTGATAATGAGGCTTTCAATCTTGTTGCCGCAACTGGCGATGTGAATGAAATCCGCTACATGGTTTCAAGCCGTGACTTGCAGGTATTCACGGATGCTTCGGAGCTTTATGTCCCATCGTTCTTGAATCAGGTTATCACGCCAACCAATGCTCAGATCAGAAAGCAAACCCCATACGGGTCTATCTTTGTTACTCCACATCCATTGGATGGAGCTACTATCTTCGTTCAGACTGGTGGCAACGTAGCGCGGGAATATCTCTATACCGACTCTGAGGATGCTTATACATCAACATCAATCTCAACTGTCGCATCGCATCTGTTAAGCAATCCTATTGATTTGGATGTGGTTCATGGTGCGTTTGAAGAGGCTGAGTCTTACGCAGCCTTTGTGATGAGCGATGGCTACATAGGTATCTTCGGCTCGAACCGGGCTGAGAAGAGGGCTGGATGGACGCGCTGGGAATCTGCCTCTGGTCGGTTCGGTTCAGTTGCAGCTATTGATGATCGGCTCTTTGCCACTGTTTGGTGCGGTGGGTATCTCAAGCTCTGTGAGTTTACTGGCGATACAGGCTTGGATAGCTATGTGTCTGGGGCCGGACCAACTATCAGTATGAGCAATGTCTTCGACAATGGAAGCACAGTTCATATTGTGGGTGTGGCCACTAGCACTGGTCGGCTTGATTATCTTGGCACTCAGGTTGTTGCCAGCAATCAGGTCACTGTCTCTTCGTTTACTGGATACTCTAACTTCTATGTTGGCGTTCCGTTTACAATTGAGATCAAGACTAATCCGATTGATGCCAGCATGAGCAATGGACCTGTGACTGGTGATGTCCGTGGATTGTCTACTGTTGTTGTGGATGTGAGGAACACTCGGTCTATGAATGTAAACAGCAGACCGTTGATTACGACTGAGCCTGTGAGTGGTAAGAAGGAGTTTAGGGTTAATGGTTATGGACGCGATCCTCAGGTTACGATTACTCAAACCTACCCATTGCCGCTTCAAGTGAACGGCCTCATTGCGGAGTTGATTGTCTGATGCCATTCCCATTTGCCGCTCTCTTCCTTGCATCCAGTGCTGTCTCTGCTGGCGCTCAGATTGCTGGCGGAATTGGCGCCGCCAGAACTGCTAAGTTTAATGCTTGGCAATCTGAGTTTGCTGGTCGCCTTGAGGCTTTTAACATTGAGACTGAGCGAAAGCTTTCAATGGCTGAAGCCGCTCAACGTCACAATGATCGGCTTGAGCTTTATCGTGAAAACCTATCATCCAACATTGCTGCGTTTGCATCTGCCGGGCGCGACATTGGTGGAAGTGATAGGACTGTTGCTGCATTCCTTGAGCGCCAGAAGGAGGTTGCTGCTGGCGACACTACACGCTCTGACTTCATGGCGCAGATTACTTCTCAGAAGATGCAAGCTGAGGCGCTGTCTGCTCGTGCTGGTGGCGCTCAACGCGCTGCTGCTATCAGGGCCGAAGGCAGGGCGCAAGCTATATCCTCAATGATTGGAGCCTTCACAACAGTCGCTGGTGGTCTCTACCAATACAACCTCATCCGCACTCCGACACTAGCTTCCTCTGCAGGTTTCTCTACTAGCTTGCGACCACGGCCCAACCCATTCACAGGTGGATAAATGTCGATCATCCGCGAGAAGAATCAGTTTGCCATTGGCCCTATCGGTGTAGCTAGAACGGCTGCTCCTATTGAGGGAAGCAATGCGGCTGGCACAATAGCTGAGTCGGTGTATCGATCTGCCAATCAGATGTCGGAGATGTTATTTCGCAGCGCCTCTCAGAAAGCGGAGAAGGTTGGTTTGGAAACTGCGGCTGGCGTGGAGCCTGCCGACATCATGCTGATTGATCCTGCAACTGGTGCGCCCAAGGCTTACGAGCCGCCAAATGGCATGGGCATAATTGCTCAGGAAGCTTATCAGCGTGTGATTGCCACTCGCTTTCAGGCCGCAATTGAGGACGAGATCAAACTCAAAGCCACCGAGCTTGCTATCAAGTATGATGGATCAGTTGATCGATACTCTGCCGCAATGAGCGAATACATTGGGGCAATGGCTGAGAACGCAGATGGTCAGTTTAAGGGACTAATCATTGATATTGGCAGCAGCTATCTTAATGCAACACGCGGAGCGATGGCGCTAGATCAAATGCGTAAGGAGCGAGCCGCGGCAAAGAAAGCCTATGAGGCTTCTTACAATGCAGGGCTTTTAGCCTTGGAAGATGCGTCTGCCTACGGCTATGAGGAGTGAAGATAATGGATGACACCAAACAAAAGCTAAGCTTCTCTAATGTTCCCGCACTAAACCCATCAAGCCTTGGTGGGTTTCTTGCTTCATCTATGAAGGTTGCTCAAGACGATGTTATTAAGGCTGAGCTTGCGCCGCCTGAATCCATGGCTCAGCTTAACTTCGATCAGCAACAGGCTGTTGCCCGCGGTTTCCTGCGTGGCTTTGTCAACAAGCTGGACAAAACCAATCCTGACAGCAAGGAAATCCTCAACATCCTGAACGGAGCGATCCGTTCTCAAGACTTTGCGACTGTTGAGTCCATCTCTCCTAAGCTTGCCTCTGCCCTTTCAATCTACAAGGAAAATCCAAAAGCCTTTAACGACTATCAGTCCTTCTCCAAGGAAGTGCTGCAAGGTCAGATGGCTGTTGTTGAGTCCACCAGCAAACTGAGGGAGGCAGAGGTTAAAGCCGCTGTTGCTCAGGATGCCCGTCTCTTTAATTCCGACACTGAGAAGCTTGCAACCAAAGTCAGGAACACGGCGTCTACGATTACTGGAATTGGATCGTATACCCGCGAGGGCAACCTTCAGATTCAGGGTCTTCGTGAGGCCGCGGTAAATGAACCTGATGATGTGATCCGTCAGGCATTGACCGACCGCGCCAATGCCTATGAGGCTTCACTGATTGATGGCTCAGTGTCCAATCTTGTTCGCGGCTTCACGCCTGAAGATGTCGGTCGCTTGCGTCTAGCATTTGCTGATGGCGACTATAGCAACCTGAAGCCAGAAGAGCGCACTAAGTTCTTCATCATGCAGCAAAGCTTCCAATCGCCGGAAGCGCGTAAACAGATTGACGATCAGCTTGCGTCTTATGCTGCTGGACCCGCAAAGTTTACCGAACAGAAGGCAAAGGATGCTGCGCTAAGCACTCTTGATACTGATGTTTCATCGCGCCTTCCTCTGTTCCCTACGTTCACCAACTCCTTTCAGATTGAGAACGCGGTCTCCAATCTGACTGGCAAGATCAATTCCATCTCTAACCTGCCGGACGGTGATCGTTCTTCTGCAATCGAAGCTGTGAATGTTGGGGCCGCAAGGTCTTCACTAGCCTTGGCTATGAAGTTCACATCAACCGAAGCCGACACGCTTGCTATTAATAGCTACATCCGCACTGGCAATCGCGGCAACCTGCCGGACAGTGTGGTCAAATCCCTTGATGAGTTTAAGCAATACGCAATTGGTGTTGGCGATAAGGGATTTGTTGACTCAACGCTGAACTCTATGACCCTGCAGCGTGACCGCGAAATCAAGGCCTTGAATGAGCAGCGCGAAAGGCAAAGAGCTATTGCCGATGTAGCTGTAGGCATGGGCAATGCTGAAACGGATGGCGGACGCGCTGCGGCAAGTGGCCTTCTTCTGAACAACTTGAATAGAGCAGTAACCTCTGCTGGCGCTCCTCCATTGCCGGATGTTCCTCGGGATTTCTTTACCAACCCCACTTACATTCAAGACCCAAACTTGGCCAACGTGTTCACTAGCATTTACTCTACGCCGGGGGCCATGCCGAATGAGCTTCTTGTTGCGCTTGAGTCC